AGGCCCGCTCGACATCGTTCTCAACGAGTTTGGGGGCGCATAGACGAAACGGCCGGCTCATCGCTGGTGATCTCGATACCTTGGGCCCTGCAGATCGCGGCGAAGCATTCCCACTCGACCGCGTGAAGTTGCAGCACGCCGACGACGCTCCATGCATCGTTTCGCCACGAGCGCAACCGGACGTGGGTGTACTGCGATCCATTGAGTTTCTGAGTGCGGACGACGACCGAAAATTGGAAGGCCACGGACGGCACCCGGTTCACGGCAGGATAGGTGCGGACGGCGGTCCAGAATGCCTTGGCGGCGTCGTCCATGGGGACCTGGGGGTTTAGGGTGACCCTGCCGTCCAGGCCAATGGTGACAACGGGGTCGCCGTTGTTGGCCGAAACCACCAGGGAGGGCGTTAGCGGCGTTTCTGCGGCCAGGGAGGCCCCTGAAGTGGCCTGGGGGGCCTGTGGCCCCCCTGCCGCGCGGGAGGGGTCGCTCATGCGGCGACCCTTACATTGGTTTTTAGGAGGAGGTAATGGTCAACGTGGTGTTGGTCACGTTGACCATTAGCACCCTTGCACGGGACGCGGAACGTAACCACGACCTCTTCATCGCTGACCCATTCGATCCCTTTGGGAGCGATCAGACCGATCATCCATTCGCGCCGTTCGCTGCGCACCTTGGTTCTCCAGGCAGCGCGGACCTCCTTCTGGATCGCGGCGGTATCGACGTCCACTACCTCGGCCTCCTGGGTCACGCTGGTAATGCGCCTGTGGAGCAGAACCAGTTGCAGCTTGATCTCAGACAATTGACTAGCATAATACCGTTTGTCATCTGCGTCATCGGCATACAATTCCCGGTCCCGCGCTTCGCCGCGTCTCCGCAGGAGACGTTGTTCGTCGGTCTTCAGCCGCTCCAATTCGCTGGCGTCAACCTTGGAGCACATCTCGTCGCGGTAGGCTGCAACAAGCCCGTCGAGATCTTCCAGGATGGCCTTGCGCAGACCGTCCCATACAGCCTGGTCCACTTCATCGATCTTAAAGTGGCGAGTGCTGCACAGATGCTGGTTAGTGACACGGTCGCGATTGCTGCACACGTACCAACCACGACGGCCAGCGGGCGTGGACTTCTGTTTCGGCTGAACGGAGTAGTTGCAGGTCTCGCCCGCCGCCAGCGTCCGCTTGCAAACCATCAGCCCCTTTAATTGCGCCTCTAGACCATCCTCTGCCGCAGGCGCACCGACGCGCAGCACGCGATTCCGTTCCAGGGCTTCAATGACGTTCTGCTGGTATTCCGGGGTCCAGAGCGGGCCACCCGGCAACTCCTGCGGCAACCACTCACTCCGCGGCCGAATCACCCAGGACGTTTTCAAGGCGTGCCGTTCAATTTCGGGCTTGCGCTGTTTCTTCGGCTCCACCCCTTCGCGCTTGCCATAGTGCCAGATGCCCGTGGAGTAGCAGAGATCGCGCAGAATTGCTCCAACCGTCGTAGGATTCCAGCGCGCTTTCCCGCCGGGGCTTTTGATGCCACGCCTAAACAACTCACGGCAGATGCCCTTTGCGCTCTCTCCAGCCAACGCCAGTTGAGCCATCAGACCAAGCGTGCCGATGTCCTGGGGTGCAATCTTGTGAACGTTTAGCGGCTTGCCTTCAGGCACCTTACCGCCGCGATTCAATGCTTCCGCCGCGATCTCTAGCGCCGTTACGAAATGGTAGCCGAAAGGCGACCGTCCACCGTGGGCCAGTCCATTTTTGATCTTCTGTTTCACACCAGAGCGGGATTTTTCCGCGATGCTGTCCCGCTGCATTTCCCCCCACATCAGGAAATTGGTGACCATCATCTTGGAAGTCGGTGTATCGTCCACCCAACCGATCTCACCGAAAAGAACCGCCGCGCCAGCCTCGCGGAACTTGCGGATCATCGTCAGGCCGAATTCGACGTTACGCGAAAAACGGTCCACATAGGGGAAAACGACGGCCTGAGCTTCGCCCGCTTTGATCATGCGCAGCGCGGTGCGGATCGCGGGTCGATTCATGTTGGTACCCGAATAGCCCTCATCATCCAGAAGAAAGCCTTCGGGGATCTGGAAGGCGTATTTCCTTTCCAGATCGTGGATGCGGTGTTGTTGAGCCTCAATTGAATAATTGCCGACCTGCTTGAGCAGGCTAACGCGACTAATCCCCAGGGCGAGGATCGTCTGGGTTCTGAGCGCCGGGTTGAGCGGCATCGACTTCGCGGCCATTAGCGGCTTCCTCCTTGAGAATTCGACTTCCGACCTCGCGCATCCGCCGCAGTAGTTGTGCGATGCGCTCTCTGTCTTCCGGTTGTTCCGGCATCCGCTCTGGCTTCACCACGACTTTCATGCAGCACCGCCCGCAGCGCGGCCAGTCGCGCCCTTAAGGTTTTGATGGCCCGTACGGCCAGCATCCGTCGCGCCGCAGCCTGATCGTCGGTGCCCGAGTTGGCTTGAATCTTGCGCCCGGTTTCGTCCTTGTAAATCAACCACCAGACCCGGCCTCGCATCTGGATACTGCCCGTCCCATAGGGAAGGCCAGCAGGGTTTTTGGTTTGTGTTTTGTCCATGAGAATAGTTTAACATTTGTTGTGTTAATCCAGGGTGGCGCAATAGGAAGGCCCTCGCCCACTCGGCCATAAGGCCGGGATACCGCTTCGGATTCGCCAGAATGATTTGCGCGCACATGCGGTTGTGCGCTCCCATGGCGGCGAGTTGGCATTGTACGCCCCGCTTCATAACTTCCTATTCGAGCGCGGTCGGAATACCTCGCGTACGGGAATTTGACGCTCTCGAAAAAGCGCCACCTTTCGCTCGGCACTTTGTTTTGATCCATCAGAGATATGTCCCCTAGAGCATTGGTAGGACAGGCATTGGAAACCGCCGAGGGGTCCCAAGTAAAGGATTATTTCCCTGGCCGTCCGCACCTCCTCGGCCTCCTCCGCAGCGCGTTGCCGCAGATAATCCGCGTCGATGATTTCTAGGCCAGACGAGAAGACATCAAGTCTCGCGCCGGAATCGAAGGCGACTCCGGTGAGCAAATCGGAACCACCCGATTGCGGCGGACAAGTGTTTCCCTCGGCTCCAATACTGCAACGCGAATCGTATTTGGTTAAGTCGACGGTCAATTTAACTCGCATCTTGGATTTACCTCGCTTTCTTGCGCATCTTGGTGTTTATTCGCTCGGCCCTTCGCTTCGCGGTGTGGCCCACCAGTCTTCAATGGCGCGCTGGATGACGCCAGCCAACTCCTGGACGACCGCGTCGGTGATGCCGGGTTCATCCGCCAGGAAATGGCGCGCGAGCGCCTCGCATTCTGGATCGTAGAGGATGATCATTCCGGTTCCCCCGGCAGCCTCGTCATGAAGAGGCCCAGACGCAGCATTTGCTTTTGGATCCCCGTGACATTCTTGGCAAACGTGTTGTTGTGGTCGTGGCGCAGCATCCAACACAGGACATCGAGATTGCACATTAGAGATCGCACGTCCTCGGGCGTCACCACTGCCGCCTGCGTTTTGGTATCGAGAAGAACGACGTGGCACAACAGATCATGGATGGCGACCAGCTCGCCGCGCGGCCGGACCGGACCCGTATCGAGTTCGCAGCGGGCGCGCAGCAGGATCACTTCGTTGTGCAGATGGCGCAGCGCGGCGGCGGCATCGCCTGGCCAGGCCACGCCTGGAAACAGCGCTTCGAAGACTTCGCGGAATTCGAGAGGGAAGGGATCACTCATGATTCGCCCCCTTTTAACCGCTTCGCCCAGAAGTCACGGCTGGACTCATACGGTTGTTTTGGCGGTAGAACGACTATTGGAATCTCATGACTCGACGCCAGAATAATGGTTTCATCCAGACCGCGCAGAATGCGAACGTCAAACCATTCAAAACCCGTACCATCTCCGTTATCGCGGCGGGCTCGGTCGCGCTTGACCAGGCCGCGCAGCATGGCGGCCCTGAAGGCGTCGAGGTTGAGCAACACCCATCGGGCAAGTGTCGCCCGATCCTCAGATCCGAAACCATAGAGCATCCACCGGGCTTTACCTTCCAGGATCTTATCCAGTTCGGTCTTTTCAAACCCTTCCCTATTTGACCGAAAGGTAATGTCGAAGGGGTATTGTTCCATGTAATGCGGCCTTCTAACCCGGAAGGCGACATCGCCGCGGCCAGAGACTAGAAAGATGAGATCGCTAGCTTCTTTGCAATCAACTTCCATCGGCGCTGCAATCAAGAGGTGTTGGCCGATTAGAATCTTTGCGTGCGCAAGGAATCCATCCGAATAATTCCAGTCACGGTCAGTTTCCTTTGAATTTGTCCTTCTCATTTCCCCATCCCTCAAAGCCTTCATGCTCTTCGCGGCTGAACATATCGAGACGTGGACCGGGCGAAGCCTCGCGCACCACATCGTAGAAAACGGCTGGCTTCCGGCTGTGCTCGCGCACCTTCGCGCTGAAATCCAAACGCGCCCCCTCTTTGAGAAGCTCTAATTTGCCCCTGCGGCAAAACAAAACATGCTCGGTTGACCGCATCCACGAGAACGGCGTGAAGCCGACGTTCTTGATCCAGGTCATCAAGCACTCGTATTTAAATCCCCATGCCTCGGCCAACTTCAACGCCAGCGGCAGATGTTTGTGTGTTGTCCAAAGGTAGAGATGGCAATTTCTGAAAGCCAGCCTGGGCACCGGGAGAGCGAGTAATTGCGCTTCGCTCATGGCCGGATAACCGAAACCAACCTGCTTCCGCCTTTCGTCGCGCTCAATCTTTTCCATTTCCCACGGCGGGTCGATCACCAGACAGTGGAACTGCCCCTTCGGTAGTGCAACCGCCTTCGCAGCGGTTGCCGCCCGCGCTGCCCGATTCTCCTTGCGGCGCTGCTGAGTGCGGTGCTTCGCTTGGCGAACGACTTCCTTGCGGCCCTTCTTTACCAGCGCGGCCTGGTCCTCCTTCGGCAGATCGGCAATTGCAGCGGCGGCCTGTACTGACACGGCCCCGCGTTCCACCGCTTCGATCAATTCGGGCGTGCCATGCTCGGCGACCTTCTCGCCCGCATCCACGAGGCTATGGGATACCTTGAATGCTTTCCCGGCGTCATCACGGGCGTCACCACTTCCCGCTATTTCTAGCGGAAGGTTTAAATCGGTGCGCGCTCCCTGGTTCTTTCGCCGCTCGTCCGCGAAGCCCTTTTTTGCCTTGCCCGCCAGCAACGCCCGCTGGCTCTTGTCGAGGTGCCGCCGCTGAAGATTCAGACTCACAACCAACCCCAGAAGCGACCCTTTGCCATCCCAGGTTTCGTAGCGAGGCTCGATGCCTACCAATTCGCAGGCGCGGTAGCGATTCCGCCCGTCGAGAATGCTGCCGTCAGGATGCAGCAGAATCGGATGGTGCAGCCCGCGCTCTTTGATGTCGGCGGCGAGGTCCAACAATTCTTGCCCCTCGATAAGCGGGAATAGCTCCGCCAGTGGATGAAACGGTAGGCTCATCTTTGGTCAACGCTTTCTTTAGTTGTTGTCCCTTACCACCACTCGGGATGCTCCAGGCGCCGCCGCTCCTCGAGGCGATGCTGCCGGCCCGCCTCGCGGCAGACATCGACGAAGAATGCCAGCGCAACCAAACCCGCCGCGATCACCATGAGATCCTCCACGGCGTCACTCCTCGAAGCCCAGTTGCGCCTGGCGCTCCCGATTCGTCATGTCCTCCTCGCGCAGCGGTTCGTTGGTATCTGTGCGGATGATCCGCTTGCGGCCAGGCACGGGTGTATCGAAGAGCGCCACCACCTCGACCTCGATGCTTTCGTAGCCAGTCTCAATTTGTTGTTGGAGATCGAAGACGGCCTTCTCCGCGGACTTGATCGCCGCGCCCAAGGTGGTGGTGGTTTCGCTCTTCTGGCCGCGCAAATCGCGCACCTCGCCCACACTCGTCACCAGCTGGTTTTTCATGGTCTCGATCTCTTGATCCGAGTAGTAGCGCTTGACGGTTTCGTATTGCCGTGCCATGGATTACGCCCCCTTCTTCCGCTCGTTCAGGTAATGCACCTTGCAGGCGAATTCAAAAACATCCGGCCAGGCGACCGTCAGCATCTGCCGCCGCCCCTTCTGGCCGATTTCGAGGAAGTGCCCGTGCAGCACCACCACGAGCGGTCTGCCGGAATACATCGCCGCGGTTTCGCGCCGCAGCGGTCGGTCGGTCTTCAGCGTCGTCATGCTTCGCCGTCCCCATCACCGCTGCCGCCGTTGCGCAGGCGGATGCTGTTGCGCACCGCCAGAAGCACGCCGGGCACCAGCTTGTCGGCTTCGAGCAGATGCAGGACGGCGGTCATCACGCGCTCGGTCGCCGGGCGGTCGAGGCGCTTCAAAAGACGAACGATTGCCAGTTGCGCGTTGAGTTCCGCCTCGGCGTCCCTCACCACGTCGGAATGTTCCTTCACTTCAGGCGTCATAGATTCCTCTCTTTCATCCGCGCCAGTTGCCAGGCGCGCGGCCCTTTGTAGAAGCGGTCCAGCGGGAATAGCGCCCGCTGCAGCGCGCGCACGGTAGCCTCGCCGCCCTGAAACTTGCGGAAGGTTTGAAGCGCCTGGTGCGCCAGCCAGCGCTGGTAGCGGCGCAGATCGGGATCCTTCGGCCAGTCCCGCTCCCGGACCGCCCGCTTCCAGCCTTCGCAAATGCGCATCCGCCCGCCCTCGGGGATCAGTGATTTGAGCGGCAGCACGTCGGCCAGGGGATCGGTCCAGCGCAGCCCCTCATGGCAGACGAAGATCAGCGGCCCGGCCGCGCTGATTTGCGACAATCCGCGATTCCCGAGTTCGTGCCAGGTCTCGCAACCCTTGCGAAACGCGCAGTGATCGCACGGTTCCATCAGAGTTCCTCCTCGGCCCCACAATCGAGACATTTCCATCCGGTGTAATGCCAGCGCTCCGCGCCGCCATCGGGCGCGAAGACCCCGGTGTTGTAGTCGCCTTCCACGCGGCGCAGATTGAGCGATCCGCACTGCGGGCAGCCGCCGCCTACTTCGTCGGTTTCGTTGGCGGCGGTCCCGGATCCGTCAGGCTTTGCTGGACCGGAGGTGCTGGCTCCTTCGCCGCTGGCTCTTTCGCCTGCGCCATGATCCGGTCGCGCAGCTTTTTTGGCGGCGCGCCCTCCGGTTTCTCTTCGCCTTCGGCTGGCTCATTCTTCATCCGCATTACTTCCGGCCACGTGAAAGCCGATTCCTTCAGGCCGTTGTAAAGCGCGCTCAACTCCGTCAGATCCTTGGCGGTGAGTGCTTCGACCGGGCGCTCCAGATATTCCTTCAGCATGGTTGCGGAAATGCCAAGCCCGGCGAAACGATCCAGGACTTTCTTCTTCGCGGCGTCGGGGTCCTTGGCGTTTTCATCGGCCAGGGTGCGGTCGATCAGCCCCCGCGCTTCGTCCAGGAGGTCGCGCGGCAGCAGGCGCTTGCCGTTGTCTCGAATCAGCTTCGAGCGTTCGGTGCCGAGGACGTTGCGGAATTCGTCCTTGGTGGCTTCGACCAGGTATACCGGATCGCCCCAGGAATTCTCGCGCATTCCAAGCACGGTGCGGCCCTTCTTGATCTCGCGGCGCTCGACGACCTTATCCTGCATCGACTCCGTCGAATAACCGCTGTTGCGCTGGAGATCCACCACGTCGACGCGGAGTAACGCCCGCCTGGGATCGTCGTAGATGATTCGAGAACTGACCGCGAGGTTGCCCCAATAGCCGATGGCCATTTCCACGAAGCGGATGGAGAAGTCCTCGATCCGCTCTTCCTGCCAGTTGCCCTCGGCGTCCTTCTTTCGACCGACAGGTTTGCTGAAGAGGAAGCTCTCGGCTGCCGCAGGGTGACGGCAGCGCTTGAGAATATCCTCGCGGGCCTGATCTTCGTCGCGCCGCCATTTCTTCGCCGTCAAAATTCTGGCTTCGATTTCCGCTTTGGCTGCGGCTGCGGCTGCGGCCGTCGATAGATCGTTCCCGACAGTGATCTCTTCGGCGAGATCGTGGCGTACGGAAACCGTGCCGCCAGTCTGTGGTTTGAGAAGTTGATTATCAGGCATTGTCCTTCGGTCCTTTCGTTTTCTTGAAGTCCGCAGCGTGCGGACAGGTAATGAAATGGTTGATGCCAGTGGGGTCGTAGGGCGTGCGCCTGCCGTTGCGATGCACCACGAAATAAATCTCGGCGTGGCAGCCGCGGCATTGCATCCGCTCGCCGATATGGCCTAGCAGGTTCGTCATCAAGGCCGTGGCCGCGCTGAGATCCTGGGATAGTTGCCGGATCCTCTCGGCGGCATCGGTGCCGATATTTTCCTCGGAGGGAATCATGCTGCATCCTCCTCTTGCTGCCCGCGCGCTTTCTCGTCGCGCAAATAGATTTTCCGAATGCCGGGCTTAGGCCTGGTGTAGAAATCGATGAGCTCTTCCTGTTTCGCTGGATCCTTCAGGTGCTCATTCAGCAGGCCCAGCGACATACTCTCCCAGTCGGTTTGCGTGGTGTCCTTGGTCTTTCGCCACGTGAAGCGCCCGCGATTCCACGTAATCCCCTCGCGGCCGCCCACGGCCTCGCGCAGCACATTCTCCAGCACGTCGCGCCGCGCGACGATCTCCTTCTGCAGGATCCGCAGGTCAGCGTATTCATCGAGCAGCTTGGACTCGGCCTCGGTCGCCCGGCGCAGATCCGGTCGCGCGTGCCGGGGATAGGTTCGCTGCAGATATTGTTCGGCTTCCGGCGTGCCGTCCATCTCCGGTCGTTGGCCTTCGAGGATGTAGAGACGGTGCCAGCGTTCGGCGATAGCGAGATTCGCTTCCTCCGCTTCGGGATCCAGCCGGGGCACGCGGAACAGTCTCGGTTCGCCTGCGATCAGCGCGATGATGTCGGCGAAGGGAAAATCGAAGAGCGACATGTACCACTGCACCTGGGACAGGTACTTCAGCGGCGGTCCGTCGAACCAAAGCGGCGCCTGGTCGCTGGCGACGATCTTGCAATCCACCACGACGCCATTCGCTTCATCGAGCGCATCCGGTGTCCCGGCCTGGTAGATCCGGGTGGGGTGCAGAAACGTCTCCGTGCCGAGAAATCGCGCCTGGCTGCCCTTCTGAAGCGCCGGGTAGACCTGCTCGATGATGGGCCGTTCCAGAGCGCTGCCGACCAGCATCCGAAGTGTCGGCGGCTCCCGGTCGATGAGGGCCATCTTTTGGAGCCAGAGCACCAGCCACGTCACCGCGCCCGGCAGCCGCAGGATCGATGCATTATCGCTGCCCGTGATTCGCTTCGCCCGCTTTTGTTGATCGAGTTCCGCCATGGATGGTTACCCTTTCGCCAGACTTCCACCGCTCCCGTTCCAGATCGTGAAGGTATGCCGCCCGGCATTCGGGACACAGCCAGCGGCGGTCGGTGAAGCCCGCGCCGGCAGCATCGTGGCAACCCTCGCAATCAGCCGCGAGTGTCATCGCCTTCCGTTGGCCAGGGCGCGGTATTCGGGATCGTGAGCGATCATGCACTCGGTGAAGATCTTCCCGGTGTTCACGTGGCCGCACTCCTCGGTTTCGCGCCGCTTGCAGACGTCGAGCACGTAGTCCTGCAGGGAGCGGGGGATGCGGATCGTCATCCGAATCATCCGGTCCATGGGGCGCTGCTGCGGCTGCGGCTGCTGCTTCGGTTTCGCTTTCGATGTCGGTGTCGGTTTCGTCTTGGTCTTCGTCGGCACAGAGATCTCCTGTGGTGCGCGCGAGGCACACTTTGAGCAAAGCTGTCCTGGTTGTCTTGGGTGTTTGCCGCCCGGTTATGCCGCCATCGAGTAACTGGCGACGAGGGTATTTATACAGCGGCGTCGATTACGTGTCAAGCCCTAAGTGTAAAAGAATCTGTTGTTTAGCGGTGCCGTTTTAGCACCGATTCGGCACCAATTCGACACTAACTTGACACTTTGTAACTCGAAACGGCTTAGTCGGGGGACGCTAACGCTTGGCGGGTGAAGAAGATAGATCCGAAACGTGTAACTGGACATCTGCCGCGTCTACTAGCGGGGTAGGAGACGGGAATCCGGGGGGATTTGAGGGCAAAAATAATTTTTCAGATGGCCCTGGAGGAGGGATCGCTGGCCCTCCTCCATCGTCGCGTACCGACCTGGCGCGCGCTGGCCCGATCAGTGCCCCTTCCGCAGCACTGAGCTATCGAGAAACACCTTACGCTGCAAGCCATCGACAACCGCATCGAAATTGCGCGTTGTCGGCGGACTCGCGCCTGCGCCGCCGAATACCACCGCAGCGGCTGGGGCTGGATTAGCTTCTTCCCTTTCGACCCAGGCCGTCAGTGCCTCGACCGTGGCCTGCTTCATCGAGCAACCGCCCTTCAGGCGCTTGCGTTTGGCGACTTGCTTCTTTACTCTCTTTTCGAGAGCCGCATCTAGTTGGACGTTGTATGCCATCCAGGAACCCTCCCTTGGGCGTTACTTGCGGTGCTTTGCAGCACCGATTACGACACAAATACGGTGTCATTACGGCAGCATTTTTCCCGAGGCAGTTGTTTGAAATGGTGCGTCCAGGACAACATAATTATCAATCCGTGTTTTCCCTTATGGGGATGTAACCGCACGGTTTCGCCCTTGCGATATACCACAACGGTATGGATGACGTGGGAATTCGTTCCCGTATCCTGTCACTCTTTTTACTTAAATGAAAAATCGACCGTCCGACCGCGACGTCATTCGCGCGGCCTTCGGCGTCACGATTCGGGGATTGCGCCGCCGTAAGGGCATTTCGCAGGAGCGCCTGGCCCTCGAAGCCAACGTGGAACGCGCCTACATGAGCGGGCTCGAAAGGGGCCTGCATACGCCCACGCTCGACATGATCTTTCGCTTGTTGCCGGTCCTCGGGATCCGCTTCGCGGAGTTTGCGGGTGAATTCGAGAAATCCGTGCGGCGCTTGAAACGTCGAGGATATAAGGAAGAATCCTGATAAGAAAATAGTTGCCGTGGTGAAGTAAACACCGCACACTTCACCCAATGCCCGCTTCTTGCCTCGGAAGCGGAGGCCGCTTCAACCCGAGGGAACCTATGGATAAAGTGTTAATCCGCCGCGCGTTTGGCGTGACCATTCAAAATCTGCGGCGGCGTATCGGGCTTGGGCAGGAGGCCCTGGCCAGGGGTGCGGGCGTGGACCGCGCCTACATGGGCAGCCTGGAGCGCGGCAAGCACACGCCCACCCTGGAGATGGTGCTCAAGTGCCTGCCGCTGCTCCGGGTCACTTTTGTGGAATTCGCCGAGGAATTCGAGAAGGCCGCCAAGGAGGGGCAGCGGCCCGCGAAGCGGCCAGCGTCAACGCGGCAAAAGTCTCCCGCGTGAATTACAGCAGCTTGTTGACGACCGCTTCGACCGAGCCTTGCAGCGCGGTATCGGTGATCGTTGCACCCGCATCCTGTACGGCGGCGTCCATTACGGTCGGCGGCTGAATCTGTGTGGCGACGCCATCTGGATTCTGATCGCACTGCGTCGCCCATCGCAAGCGCGTGTTGTGCGCTGGCGTGGTGGTCGGTTCGTTCATGATCGAGTCGGCGTACTTCAAACACGCCACCTTTACGCGACCGCGAAATGCCTGATCTGTCATGAGAGCGGCGCTCTCATCATAGGTTAATGCCATCGTCTTCGTTCCTTTCTAATTCACAGTTGCAGGTTGAGGCTGCAGGCCTTCGAGCCTGCGTAAACGTTCATCGATCTGACGCAGCGCGTTGAGGAGCATGAACGTCAGATTGGATAGTTGCAGCCCGAGGACTTCGGTTTCTTCGCCAGCGATGACGCCGGAAGTACGGCGCACGCAGTCGGGAATGATCTCCGCTACATCCTGAGCGACCAGACCAACGGCCTTCATGCCATCCGGCATCCCGGCCTCGCCGTTGTACTCGAATGATGTAGGCCGTAGCTTCAGCAGGGTTTCCAGGCCCTCCGCGTACGGCGCGATGTTGCGCTTGGTGCGCACATCGGAAGTCACGCCCCAGGTAGTGGTGGCGGGCTTGAAGGCGTCGTCGGTTCCCAATTGCAGGATGTGGGTCGGCGTCGTCACGTTGATACCTACCGCGCCGCCGAAGGTGATTACCATACGCGCATCGGGCGTTCCGCTCTGTCCCGTGCGAAACCAGATGTCGCCCGCAGTATTCGCGCCCATGCCAGCCCAGTTGCTGGTTCCAGCGTTATAAAGCTGAATGCACGCATCGGTCGCCGCCAATGCAGTGGAGTTGCCTGAAGGGGCTGCAGGACCGATGAGACTTCCCTTTGCTGCCGCGAAGATCGCGCCGTTTACGTGAAGCAGGTAACCTGCATTCGGACTCGACGTGCCGATGCCCATTCGCCCGTTGTTGTCGATCCTGGCCTGTTCGGTCATCGTGCCGGCTTTCATCGTCCACAAGCCGAGGTAGCCGCCTTCCGCGCCAGCGGTGTTGACCACGATGCCGCCATTCACCACTGCGTAATCCGCTGCAAGGCCGCTGGAGTTGTCGAGCGCCATCGACATCCCCCATACGCCGAAGCCAGCGCTGGAGGTATGGCGGTGTGAGCGGATCGTCTGATAGTTTGCCGAAGACACCGTTACCTGCAACGGCAAGCCCGCAGTAACGGTATTCGCCGCCGTGCCGATGCCGATATTGCCCGTCGTTTCCACCGTGAGACGATACGCGCCTGCGGTGTTATCGGTGTAGTTGAACGTGCCATCATTGGCGACTGTGAATTCGTAGGTACGGGAACTGCTGTTCTCGATACGCAGACCAGGAAACGATCCGCTTTTCAGGTGTAGCAACTGCGTCGGTGTTGTGGTGCCGATACCCACGCTGCCGCCGCCCTCGCAGATCGTAACGTTTTTCCACTGAACGCCCTGCTCGATGCAATCGATTGCCAGACGCCGCGACGAACTAGTCGGATCGGTATAGAGGTAGATGTGGCCGCGTAACGGAGAAGCGCCATCACCAGTGCTCTCGAAAATGAAAGTGCCGTTGCCCGCTGTTGCCTTCGTACCTGTAGCGATTCCGATGATGCCGCCTACATGAAGTTTGTAGCCGGGACTTGTCAGTCCGATGCCAACGTTCGATGCGAGGGGCTGTAAGACGAGCGGTAGGCTGCCGAAGGATTGAATCCTGCCGCCGTAAGACTCGTAGCTCAGTCCCAGTCCTAAATCGCCGTTGGGCGTAAGCGCAGCGCTGGTGATGTCCACGCCGCCCCCGGTTACGACCAGCCTCTCTGCAACACCCGTTGCGCCGATGCCCACATTGCCCGTAGCGCGGTTGATTGCGAGCGCGGGCGCAATCGACGAACCCGCATCGTTGTAGCGCCAGAATTGAAGATTACTGCCAGAGTTAGAACCCGATTCACTGTCCGCGAGATAGATCTGCCATCGGTTCAGATTGCTATTCAGAAAAGAGAACTGATACGGCAGCATCTGAAAACTGAATGGCGATACGAAATCAACGACCGTGAGTTTTCCCGTCCGCATTTCGCCAGTGCCTGGGGTGTAAACTCCGCTCACGTTGCTGAGATAGAACCCGCCGCCGTCGATGTTGCTGGTCCATGGCGTCTGCGATCCACTGCCGCCTGTCGCCGCTGCCCACTTGACGCCGAGCGCCTGCGTCGAATCCGCCGTCAGCACCCAGCCATCCGTCCCCACGCCGAGGCGCGATGGCGCCGACGTGCTGCGCGCAATCAGATCGCCCTTTGTGGTCGTGGGATCGACCATACCGCCGCCGCCGCCCGTCGATGCGATAGCGACGTTCACGCGGTTGTTGGCAGCGTCATCAGTCGGCGTGATCGTGACATTCGCGCCGTTGACGAAATTGATCTCCCGGCGCGTCCCGATCAGCGTACCCGCCGATGAGACTCGCGTCCGCTGGTTGGTCTGGTCGGCAACGACCGACAGGGTGCGGTTGGCCGAAAGATCCCCGCCGCCTGAGATCGTAGCATCGCCCGTGATCGTGCGCGTGGCGGGCACGCCGCCAGCCGCGGTGATGTCGGCAGAGGTGAGTACGACGGCCCCGGTGCGGCCGAAGACGCTGGTCACCAGAGCGTTGAGGGTCACATCCGCACTGAGAGCACCGCCGCCCGACATACCCGCGCCCGCGATTACCTGGCGCGTGGTGGGCACGCCGCCAGCGGCTGCGGCCCATTTCACGCCCGTGGCTTGGGTGGAATCAGCGGTGAGTACGAAGTTATCGGTCCCCACGCCGAGGCGCGTAATCGCGCTAGCGCTGCGCACCAGAAGATCGCCCTTGGTTGTGGTCGGATCGCTGACCGTCCCCGCGATGGTGATGTTGCTGATCGTTTGGCCCCCGCCATCCACAGGTCCGGTCCACTTCTGCGACCCCATCGTGATCAGCCCGCTGGCGCGATTGATCGAGAAGGGTGTGCCGAGGACCGTCGTGCCGTCATCAGCATAGCGTTGGATGGCGAAGTCGGAGCCAGCATTGCTGCCACTCTCCGCTGTAGCCGTCTTGCCCACCGTCCAGCGAGCGCGGTTGTTCCCGGTCACCGTCTGATCGAACTGCACGATAGTGCGGCTATCGGTTCCAGGCGTAATCTCCAGAGCAGAAACATAAGTCTGGAAAGAACCGGACCCGCTCAGGATCACGTTGCTGAGAACGTAACCGCCGCCGTTGACGTTGCCTCCCCAGTGGCGGTCATCATTCGCCAGCGAGTTGAGCATATCCGCGATCAGAAAATCGGATGGGGTCAGATCATTTCTGGAGAGCCACGCCATGAGAGATCACTCCTTAGCTAGTAGTTCCATTCCATTGGTACGCGCTGGTGTCGGCGGCGGCGGTTGCGGCCCATCGGCAACGTCGCAGATCAGATTGTTCCCCTCGATCCGCGCCGTGCGGAACTCCGTTATGCCGTACTGCTGCACCAGCGTCTGGAGGTATTGCCGCCGCCGCTGCTCCACTACCGGAAGCTGCGCACGGGCCTGTTCCATGTCGAGCGTCAGCGCCCCGATTTGAGCGAGGACGTTCTTGCGTTCCTCTTCGATCTGCTGCGCCTGGTTGACTTCGTTCGGTTGTAGACTGAATGCCTTCTGCATAGATTCTCCTTTCGTTTAAACGATGCTCGTGATAATACCGCCGCGAACCGTGACTGTCTTGCCATCCGTGGTCGTGAACGTAGTAGGCCCGGTGACCCCAGGAAAGCCAGTGCTTGGACCTGTTTTGATGCCAAAATCGCCACCGTAGACGTGATCGACGCACTGCACACCCTTCTGCCAGATGCCGCTCGAATCGCAGCACAAACTCCCGTTGACCTGAATCTGACTGGTCGCGTTCAGCGTGGCCGTGGTGGTGGTGCCCGTGATCGATGCCGATGGGCCGGAGATGTTCCCCGAAGCCGATACGGTTCCACAGGTCACATTCCCGCTGCCCGCATTGACGCTGCCGCAATTGATCACGCCGCTCCCGGCGCTGACCGAGGAACAGAAAACGGAGCCGAATTGCCCGGTGCCGCTACCAGCGTTGAGCGATGCGCACGTAATCCCGTAGGAATTCGTGGTAATGGGGCCAGTGCAATTGATCCCGGTGCCGCCTGTCAGCACCAGGCTGGTACCGCTGATGCTGGCAAGCGTGGATGATCCAGACACGCTCAGATTGCCGCTGAGACTTAGGGACACCAGCGAGAGGGTGCCGCGGATCGTTACATTCCCCACGTTGTCCACGTTGAAATTAAGCGTCCCTGACGCATCGCGCATGGTGAGGAAGGAGCCGCCGTTGGCTGCGCTGCCGCTGCCGAGATCGACATTGATCGCTCCGCTGGTGGGCGAGTACATCGTCAGTTCCCCCCACCACGAGCTACCGCCGTCGCCGCCTTTGCTGTCGCCGTTGAAGCTGACCAGCGCGGCCACCCGCCCCGAGTTGCCGCCGACGTTGTTCGGCCCCCGGAGAATGATGCCCCGGTTGATGATGGCGATTCCGTGATTCGGATTCGTCCCGGTGCGGTACAGCGTGACGCCGGGAAACTTGTAGTAGGTGGGATCGCCTGGACCATCGGTAACAAAGGCGTCGTAACCGAATTCGAGATGCATGGCGGCGTTGGTCGGGTTCGGGCTGGTGCCGCCAGGATTGTAGTTCTGCGCGTAATCGATAAAGAATTTGTTGATGTTGCGCATCTGGACCGTCGCGCCTTGCGGCACCGAGGCGTCCATCTTTGCCAACAAGCGCCAGTCGGTGAAGGATTGGCCGCCGTAAGCGAATTCGCGGAACCACGCCCCCTGAATCGTCAATTCGCTGCCGCTCTGGTTGCCGCTGGCCGCGTAGCCGATTCTTGCGCCGATGCGCCCAACCTCGATGCCCGTGTTGTCGCGGATCGAAATGTACGGGTAGCGGCTTCCGCTCATCTCGAAGCCGCCGACGATCACCGTGCCGTCCTGCTTGGCATAGAACGGCGCGTTAGTGGGGTTGTCGCCGCCGACGTAGAGTTCGCTGAACCATCCGCCATAGATCGAGTGCCCGCTTGGGTTGTCGGGCGTTCCCATGCCGTCCTGCTGCCCGATCCAGGCGCGCAGGGTGTTGAGATTGTTGTAGACGGCGATCTGTCCGTTGCTCTGCGCTCCGAAGGAGGCGTCGTAGCTTCCCGTACCGCCGCCGACCCGAAGGATGCTACCGACGTATATCTTTTTGGCGACAAACTGCAGCGCCTGGAAGTAACCGCTTGGATAGGTCGGCCACTGAAACTCCGTTGGATCCCACCAGCCCGAAGGGAGGCGCGACGGGATGATGTTCCCGGCGATGGGCGTAAAAGCAGGCGCGGTGTATTTGGGCGTCACCCCCGGCAGGATCGTGTTGCGGTGGTTCGTCATGTCGCGGCTGACGAAGTAGAAATCCCACGTACGCGCGGCTGGCGCTGGCTCCCATGCCGTAGTGAAGCTTGTCTCGTTCTTCTGGGCATCCCACCAGGTGGGATCCGCCGTCTGTCCGCTGATCACGCGCGCAATGCTCATCCCGCCGAAGGTATTGTCTGGCGGATTCGTCCAGCCGCTGATCTTGTGGCGCATCATGACGACGCCATCCGAGTTCAGCTGCTGCTCGGTCGTTACCGTGACGCCGCTTGCGCCGCCTATCGGTGTGTATTCCTGGCCCGTGCCGCCCAAGCCTGGCGGTCCTACATTCCAGGTCACGCGCGGAGTGCCCACCGAAGGGCTGTTAGGATCGTCGCTCGGCTTGCCGTTGAAGTCGACGCTGATCGCGTAGATCGTCCAGGCAGCGGCGATCTTGGGCCAGTCGATTACCTGCAGCATGGCACCCTGGACGTTGCCCGTAGCCTGCGCCATCAGTCGCGGCGATGTCTCCCCTGCCAACTTGGCCCGGTAGAAGAAGACGCCGCCGAATCGCGGCGACACCGGATTCGTCCAGGTGAGATCGGCTTCCTCAAACAGGGTTCCATCGGGCTGTGGATCGTAGCGGTTATTGGCGAGCGCCAACCCGGTGATGTAAGGCGCGGACGGTTGTCCCGCTGGCGGATAGGTCACATGGCAATCCACCATCGGCGTCAGGTCTTTGACGATGGTGTTGACGTTGCCGACGACATCCGTCGACCGGAAGTAGACGTAAAAGTGCGATGTGGCCGCGACGTAATTCATCGAGATCCACGTCGCCGGGCTGGTGTCCGACCCCGGAATGTCCGGCTTGTTCTGATCGAGGAACATCGCATCGGCCCGGCGGCCACCCTCATCGGGGTACTCATACGTGATCGTCACCCCGGCAAAGGGATTCAGGCCGGGCGGCAGCGGAATCGATGGATCGGGCGGCGTGAACGAGAACTGCAGCCGGAACACCGGGCCTGTCGGGTTCTCGAAATCAGTGATCACAATCGCGGTCGGATTCGTGATCAGCCAGGTGAACTCCTCGCCCGACACATACTTTCCGACCGCGGCGGGAATCGTCAGTTGAATATTCGGAGTTGCGTTTGGCTTGTTGGCCCTCACCAGAGTCGCGTTCGTGACGTTACCGAAGGCCTGCAGGTAGACGCGGATCTTTCGGTCCTTCGGCTTGCCGTTGATGATGATCACGGCAGGCGAAACGAAACTGTCGTTTTCCCGTATCGGCGTCCAGCGCCCCGATACCTGCGCGGTCGAGTTGAGCCTTGCCGTCCCGTCCATCGGAGCCTGCGCCAGTTCGCTGATGTCCGGGTCTTCCAAGAAGACTGCTACACCCTTGAAATTGTCAGCGGTGCTGCCAGCACCCGCAGTCCAGAAGACGGACACTTCGAACTGCCCATCGTAGATTTCGCGAACCTTCGACGTTGCTACATCGATGACGACGTCGGGCGCATCGGAAGGGATGAAAGTACCGCCGCCTGATGTGGTGCCCTTCTCGTAGATCCAGGTCCCTGCTGCCATAAACTATCCTGCCGTTACCCTTACCGTCTCCATGGGGCCAAGCGTGACCGAGTTGTTGCCGTCAAAGAGAAGCTCCCCGGCGGCGCAGAGCACGATTGCGTTATTGGGGCCGTTGTCGTTGGAAATATACAGCGTGCGGCCCTGGTAGCTGTACAGCGGCTGCAGCTGGATGGTGACGTCATTCGCGCTGGTATCGGCGCGGATGGTGTGATCCGTAGCGACCGAATCCCAAGGCCCGGCGTCTGGCCCGACGACGCGGACCGTGGGCGGCTGCCCGAAAATGTAAATCTCACGAAAGACGGCAAAGGCTTCATCGGTGAGGCGGTCCTGGTCGTCAACCAGGAAACCGCCGACCAGCGCCACGCGATCCGCCAGGTTGTCGACGCGCAGCCGCAACTCAAACGGATTCCCGGCGCGCGGGATGTCCGCATCGCTGGTCTCCGTGAAATAGTCCCAATCCGGCGCTTCCACAATGACGATTGAGGTCTGATCCGGGACCGTGTCCCATGGCGGCTGAATCAGGATGCGGATATTGCTGTTGCCCGTGGCGTAGCGGATTTGGCCGGCACCTGTGCCGCGGAGAATCCGCACCAGCCGCCCGGCCTCCTGGTTGACGGCCAGGCCAGCGGATCCGAACTGTACGCGCGCGACCGAGTTGTCCCACATCGAATCCTCGACCCAGTCGGGCGCGGCGGCCGTCGCGATGGAGCGCACCACCAGGACGTCGCCTTCCTGCACCGAATCGGCGGGATCCGCGCGCACACAATCCGGCGTAACCGTGAGCGTGCCCGTTGCCGGATCGAAGGCCGTAATCTTGAAATTCCAGAGCGGCGCGGATCCGTCCGAAGCGTCGGCCACGGCGCTTACGATGCGGTTGATCCAGTTGTCGGTCGCCCCGATGAAGTCGTTGCACTGGATCTGGTTGGGCGCGGTTACCCCCGTAATCAGCAGGCCCGCGAT